TATTCCCCATCAAGAGGACATTTAAGTTTAAGAACCTTACCGGCTTCAATGATTGCCTCAACACCAAGCTTACCTACTGTATCAGCTAGGTCTTCTCTTACTTCTATCTGCCATTCATCATGTACGTTAGCTACAAAGTGTGCATCTAAGTCTTTGATCTTGTCATTTAATAGAACAACTGCTTGCTTCATGACGATAGCACCAGCACCCTGTAACAAAGTATTAAGTGCTGAGTGCTCGCTGCGGATAGGAATCTTCCTACCATCTAGCCCTTTGAGGTAGCTTCTTTCTGTCGCTGTTCTTGCAACTTTATTTCTAAGAGTTGCGAATGATGGTAGATTATCGAAGAATGATTTTCTAAGTTTTTCACCAGTCCTCTTACCTCCTCCAGCCACGCTTCCGAGCTTTTCATCTCCTGCTCCGTAGAGCAGTGCGTATATGAAAGTCTTAGCCTGATTTCTTGATTCAAGTCCTGCAAGTTTTTGATTAGCGGTGTGTATGTCTCCGTTAAGGATTTCATTTGTGTACTCCTTATCATCCATATAATGAGCAAGCATTCGTAGCTCTAGACCAGACGCATCAATGCCTACCAGTTTGTATCCCTTGGGTACAGTCCAACAAGACCGGCACTCTGCTCCGTACTTAGAACCTAAGTTAGGAACCTGTGCCATGTTAGGAGACTTGTGAGACATGCGACCTGTGATAGTACCGTTAGGTATTACAAAAGCATGTACCCTGCTATCGTCCTCTACCTTCTCTAGCCAAGACTTAATCTGACCTTCTCTCTTCTGAAGCAGAAAGAACTCTTTGATTAGCTCTGCTTGAGGTATGCCCTGTATCTTACTGAGAGTTTTCTCGTTAACAACTGGTCTGCCGTGAACAGTTAACTCAGTAGGCTTCCACCCAAAGTCTTGAAGGTACTCTCCAATCTGCTTACGAGATCCAATGTTAAGCTCGATACATGTTGTCCTAGTAATATGTAACGGGACTTCATGGTTCTTCTCAGAGAACAGTTCATGCTCTTCTTCTGTTAAACGGACACCTGAGATAGCGTCCGCTGCTTCATCATCAAAGTGTCTGAGGTTGTAGGCTTCTTCTTTATCTGCAATTTTAGAGATAGCACCAGCCATAGTATAGCGAGGATATAACTTTTGTTTTATTATCTTAGGAAGAAACACTTCCTTAGTCTCTGCTTCTACTACTTGCATACGCTCACGTATCTCGGCTAACAGAAGCTCTGCTTTCATACCATCAAAGTAAAAGCCATGAGCTTCTTGCTGCTTCATTATATCAGCTACCTTATGTTCAAGGTTGACTGACACAGGGGAGAAGCCTCTGCTCAATTCTTTGAGGGCGTAGTACACCTGAGTGTTTAGCTCTACGTCTCGTATACAATAGTCTAGCATCTCTGCTGAGTAAGTCTCAAACTCTTTGAAGTCTCCCTTCTTAAAACCTAGAGTATGTCCCCATTGATTGAGGCTGTGGCCCCCTTCTTTAACTGGGTTGAATAGTCTAGATAAAACAAGAGTGTCTATTATCTGCTTGTCGGCAGCAAAGTTAGGCTGGTTCATTAACCTGCGTACAACAGGTATATCAAAGCCTATTACATTGTGACCTACAAGAGAGTCAGCAGAGTCAAGCAAGGCATACCCCTCATCCAACTGGTTAGGGCCATAACTGTATATCGTTTTAGAATCTACATCTTGAGCCACGATGCACCATATCTTGGTAGCATCAAGACCATCCGTCTCAATATCAAATACAAGTCTGCTCATTATTCAAATCCTAATACGACTTCTTCTTCACTGTTATTAGTGATGTCATCTGTCTCGATCTCTGCCAGCCTACCAGTCTCATTATCATATAGCAAATGGGTAGCCAGTCCAACGTCACCAGTGTATCTAGACTTTAGAATCCTGACCCGTGTGGTAGAGGCTTCAACATTATCTGTTGATTGCTGGTTGCGTTCAAGACTTAGTACACAGTCAGACAACTGAGCGATACTCTGAGATCCTCTGAGGTGGCTAAGGCCAGTCTCAATACCGTTCTCATGTCCCTTGTTGCCATCAATCCTACGTAGATGTGATACAAGAATGATACCAGCTCCTGTCTCCTCTACTAACGTCCTCAGTCTGTGCATGATAGCATCAATAGAACGGCGCTCATCTCCTTCAATGCTGGTTGATACAAGCATGTGAAGGTGGTCAACGATTACCCACTTACATTCACAACCTACAATCATAAAGCGTAGCTTGCTGAATATAGAATCAATGTCGTTAGCACCATGATGAGCATGTACCCATACCCTGTTTCTGTTCTCGCCATCATATAGGACATCAAAGAACTGATCTAACTCTTCGTTAGTAAACTGCTCTCGTATTCTATCGATGTGTAACTTTGCGTTAGCTTCTATAGATAAGATACCATCAATGGTTCTTCTCCAGTCTTCTTCTAACGCAATTACTCCTACGTTATCTGAAGTCTGCTTGATGAGCCAGTGCTCTAGCTCGCGGGTTACACTAGACTTACCTAAGCCTGTACCGCCGGTCAAAGTGATAAGCTCACCCTGCCTCAGACCCTCTAGCTTCTCGTTCAATCCTTGCCAAGGGTAAGGTACTGACTCTCTCTTCTCTCTGTTCTTATACTTGTCACGGTTCTCTGAGACATTCATCACACCTGAAGGCGTGTAGGTCTTAGCATCCCAGAAGCATCTAACAAAGCCTGTATGCAGGTTAGCTCGTAGCATGTCGTTGGGGTCTTTGTATCCCTCTGGCATGGTAAGTATCTTAGCCTTACTAGGCTTCAGTAAGCGAGCAACTCTACGTGCTGCCTCCTTCCCTGCCTTGTCACTATCAAAAGCAATGACCACATTCTCAAAGCTTTCAAGGTACTCAAGGTTGTCTTTAACATCTCGTTCAGCAGTAGACGCTGACTTAATACTAACTACGGGCCACTTAGATCCAAGCAGTTCATACGCTGCCATCGCATCACACTCACCCTCAGTGATCGTTATGTACTTACCTCCGTCTTTAAATAAGTTCTGACCGAATAGCCCTGCCTTGTTTCCTACACCTGCCCACGCAAAGCTCTTGTTCTGAGCGAACCTAGTCTTACGTGCTATGACTTCGTTGTCTGCGTAGTAGGGGTAGATGTGTTTGTATATTTCTCCATGTTGATCAAAGGTTACTTTAACTCCGAACTTCTTAGCTGTCTCTAATGATATGTCTCTATCTTTAAGGGCAGCATATTGTCCTTCATCTGCAAAATAAATAGGCTCGTTGTTGTTATTCACTACTTCCATTGTTGGTCTTCCTTGCGGATTGTTGTGCTGTTTGGTGTATCCTGTGCAAGAAAAACAGTAAGCACTCCCATCATCATTGATAGAGAGTGCGTCACTGCTTCCGCATTCAGGACATGGTAGGTGTGATTGAACAATCGTCATCCTTTAGTCCTCGGTTGTTGTACTTTCCTCTTCAGTTACTAAGGCTTCTGGGTCTAAGTTATCTTGCACCAGCTGATTGTAAGTCTTAGCGGCTGCATTAAGAACGTCGATCCTTTTAGTCAAGCTCTGAATCTCAGCCTGTACTTCAGCAAGATAGTTAAATGCTACTTTAGCAGTATCATTCAGCTTTTCTGCATCGTACAAACCCTCGTCTGTTTTGTATGTAAATTGAGTCATATTAAAATGCTACCTCTTCTTCTGTGAATGGTGTTGCTGCACCGCCTGTCTCAACTAAGGACAGAACTTGAACAGCGTTTACGATAGGCCGCTTATACTTTCCTTTAGCATAAGGCATAGCCGACCACTGTACCGCAACCCTAGAACCGTTACCAATCATATCTTCAAAGCGGTTCTTATCAGCATCTACTACAATAGGCGCAGAGTTTTCTGTACCGTTGTAGTTCAGATGATACTTGTAGAAAGTAATAACATTATCTTCCGTGTAGTTATTCTTTCCAGCAGGGCGTAACCCTACATTAAAGCCAGCGCGTTGAAACTTTTCAAAGACTTCATCGCTTACAGCAAGATTGATTTCCCATCCGAACTTACCTGACCCAGCTTGTTGCTTCTCAGCATAGTCAGCCACAGGTTTTCCAAGGTGTGCGTAGTAAGATACACCTTCAATGATCTGGGGGATTCCATCAATAGTTTTCATAGGTCGTTTCCTTATTAGTAGTTTGGTTATCTAGTTTACCACGGTTCAACTTAGTTACTCTCCTTTCTCAGTTATGAATTTATTGTACAGCTCATAAGCATCTTCGGAAATGCCATCACCAAAGCTTATCACATACGTACCGTCTTCTTCAATAGTGTGTAGCTTAGTCAATATTTTATCAGAGTACAAGAGCCATTCGTGTTTTAATTTAAAATCAAAAAAGTCTTTCTTGGATACTCTTATTGTGCCACCCATTACCAGTCTCCTAAGTATTCAATGAAGTCAGGGATCATGTTGATGATGTCATCAGTGCTACAAGAAAGGTCGCCGTCTATGCCCATGAGTGTGGATGAAACAAACTCAATAAACTTTTGTTTCATCTCGTCACTGGGGGTACGTGTGCCTAAGCTCATAACAAAAGCGTATGCCCATGCGTCATCTACTGATGAATAGAAGTCTGCCATCCCTTCAATCCAACCTTCCTCGTCTGCTGTCATACACCTTCTCCTGTAAGATCTCCAGTAAGTATAGCATCATCGCCCCAACAATAGATAGTCACGTTCTCACCTCTATCATCTGTTATCGTAATGTCCCAAGTGTCTCTAGACTGGTTCTCATCTGCGAGTGATCTCTTGATATTAATTTTAACAGTATCGTGTACAAAAATCCTAGTGCCTATTGACATAATTCTCTCCAAGAATACTCAACTTGTGGGGTGTTGTCTAACTCTTTTTTAATTCTGTTTGGATCTTAACTTAACTACCCTAGCAAATGCAACCAGTGATCCTGTCCATATCCACTCAGTCATCATAGACTGCGGTAGAATCATACGAGCCTGTTCAGGGGCTACACCAGAAGCAATCATGATATCGTAGATAGTCTTACAAGTTTCCATGTGGCCCCAATATATTGTATCCCAATGCTCCTCATCTATCCCTGTAAATGTTTCTAATAGTGAACCTTGTTTCTTATCTGGCGCACGTTTCCTCCAAGCTTCGGGGGCATGAAACTCTGGCTCGCTATCTACATACCTACGACTCGTCTCGTTCCAGACCATGCCCACCTGATGCTTAACCAACTGCCTTGCAACAAATACGGGGGCCTTAATCCTGAACTGTGCCTGAACGTGTCCGAAGGGAGTCCAGTGGTCGTGTGCTGCTAGGTATCTAATTAACTTCTGGTCTGACTCCTTAACTTTAGATGCTATCTTATCAAAGGAAACTCTGGCACTGTTTACAACAGTCAAGTCCCCGCCCATCAAATCAATCAATTCTACTTTCATAATGTCACCCATACATAAAGAAATAATAAAAATATAACGGCAGATGTTTTAATATAAGTTCTTTCGTTCTCACTTAACTCACCTGCTGTCATGTCTTCCCAAACCCCTTTAATTAAAGAGGTCAATCTGGCTAAGATGTTTCTGCCTTTGTCCCGCAATAAACGCATGTGATTCTCCTT